CCGCATAAGCTGTAAAGCCAGAGCCTTGATTGACAATCTCTACCCATACTTCTTTGTAGTCGCCATCTGTAATTAACTCTTTTACAACATACCCAATAAAAACAGCACCAGTACTTGTTGTGTCAGAAACAGTTACCTTTTTAGATGTTGCATTAAATGTTGCAAATACCTGAGCACCAAGTGAGAATGTCCCTGTACCAACTTCATCATTATGAAAGGATACGACGTCTCCATCGTTGTTTCCATAAAGTGTTAGATAAAAATCACCGTCTACTTTATCATAGCGTGATTTTGCCATTACCGATTGAGGTTGTTTTTTTGCGATACCTGCGAACAGTACACTGCCAACCTTCACTCCAATAAAATCTTCGTTTCCGTTTTTATTAACGGCATTAAAGACTGTTTCACCCACATTTAAGACTTTGCTTGCTTTTGTAGGTTCTGCATTTTTTCTAAGTCTAGCCATTGCTTTCTCCTTACCAAATAAAAACTTTTCCAGAAGAATCTTTATCTTCTGTACCAGTGTCAACCTGTCGACCGTTTAACGCACCAGATAGCACTTTCTGCATTGTGGGCATTTTATTTATGTCCTCAATTTTTTGTTTAATTTGCTCTTTGGTCATCGGCTCATCACCAATTAAATCCTTCGCAAACATAATAGCTTCTTCACTGCTATACGCTTCCTTTAGAGCAACGTCCCGAACCACCTCAAAATTATCTTTTTGAAATGTTTCCATGTCAGCTAAAACTGTTTCTAGCTCACCGTACTTTTGTGATAATGTGTCAAACTTTGAAACTTTTTCTTTCATTTCGTCTGTCGCAATAATATCACCAAGTCCTAGTTTTTCAGCGAGTTGTGCTTTATCACTACCCACTTTCTGTGCAGAAGTAGTTATTACTTCAATGGCTTTTTCTAGTTCCATTATTGTATCTCCTTCGTTCTTGTTATCTTCAACGACCGCTTTTTGCGACGTTGCTATCATACCACTGTGCATTCCTGTCATGTTCCACTCTACAATATCATTCCGCTCACCGCTCATAGACTCTACCGCTTTTATAGAGGTAACACCGCCTTTTTCAGAAATCTCAAATTTAGCATACGAATAAATAGAAGTGGAAAGTAAGCCTGCTTGTATTTCTTTTTTTAACTTAGCGTATTCATGCTCAACCATATCTTTTGATACGTACATTTTAAGTTGTGCTGTATCATCGTTTATAATCTTTGCACCCACAAGATACACTTCATTAGAAGCTCTTTCACCTGTCCAGTTTTTTTCATTGGCTACGTGTCCAAATGCAGAGCCGGGAATAGGTTTTTCTTCAAGCTTACTAATATAACTTTGCATAAAGTCTTTTGTAAAAATAGTACCGTCTGTTGCAGGATACTTATCACCAAACTTTAACTCTTGTACAAAGAAGAACGGTTTATCGTCCCCTTCGCTTAGTTTTTCGTATGCCTCTTTACAAGCTTTTGTCATCTCTATGCTATTAAGAATGTCGTCATTTATCTTTGTTTTAGGTCTAACTGCGTATTGTTGTGTAAAACCATATTTCATATCAGTCTCCTTTTTAATACATAGTTCACTATACATTTTTGTTTGTCAAGTGTTGCAAGAGCGTTTTAACCTCTTTTACTTTGATTTGCATATATCTGTAGTACATTATAAAGAAATTAGAGCGTGAAAAGCCCCTTATTATCTTAAAAGAGATTAAAAAGAACACAAAACAAGAATTATAATAAAATTGCTCGTATTCCATCTTGCCTAGCTTTAATAACAAGAAAAGCTTAAATGCCCGTATTTTATAATCTCCCAGCCTTCGCAATAACAGAAAACAACTACAGAGCGTTGCCACCGTTAAAACTAAAAGAGAAATCTTTGCCACGAAGTGAATATCAAACAAAATCGGTATGAAAAACAATACCGCAAGGATATACTTTAGTAAGAGAACAATGCTTACAAATATGCCGACCCTACGTTTGAGTTTTATCCCTGTCTTCATTTGTGATAAGATTTTCACCTTCGGTTGGTCTGTTCCTGTCGCTTCTATCTTCATTTTCACCACCTTTTTTTGCACTACTTAATTCAGCTAACCGCTCCATCATCTCTGGCATTGCCTTTGAAAGAGAAGCATAGTCTCCTAAATCATTTAAGTACTCATCTAAATAATCTCTTATTTCCTCATCAGTCATAAGAGCGTTTTCTTTGGCAAGCTTCATACTTGCTATCATATAATTAACTATCTTTGCACGTAACTCTGGAGTTTCAAGGTCTAGCCGTTTCCAGTGTAGGTCTATTGGTTTAACACTTGTACCTTGTGCTAAGCTAAACGTCCTGTTATATAATTCTAATATTTCTATCCAGTTTGTATACCATTCATTATTTCGTAACGTTTCAATGTGTTGTATCCAAGAAGGTACTTGTGCTTCAACGGACGCAAAACTTGCACCGAGTTTAGAAGGGAATATCCATTCAGGAGTACCCATAATTTCACGTATACACGCATACATTGTTTTCGCAATTTCAAGGGAATCTTGTGCAGAAGGCGTTACGTTTATATAACTAGACTCTTCTTTAACTCCATCATCGCCTATAGTATTAAATAAAATATCTAAACTTTCTAGGTCTATGCCGTTAGTGTCTACACCGTTTACCATAGCTGTATTTGCAAGCCACGATTCAGCGTCTCTTGCTGTTATGTTTAGCTTTCGCCTTGAGCTTCTTCTATCCTCTATCGCTCTATTAAGCAATACAGAAGAGAGCACTCGCAAATAAGGCTCTGTCGCTTCTATAAGCCCATGTCCATAAGACTCTTCTAAGCTTCTGTTATATCGCACGAAAACAACAGGTAGCCTTCCGAGGTTATGAGCTATAACGGTATCCTCTTTTCCTTCTTGTCTATCCCCTTCATAGCGAGTGTATATATGTGTTTGTGTAAACCGCCGTATCCTTCTACACCGCCTTCTGTTCCCTTGAGCGTCATTAAACTCTATGTCGTGTTCAAAGGAAACCTCTAAAAGCTCTTTTGTATCAATATCAAATACAGGTTTTCTCATGCTTTCAAAGTTATAAATAATATTGTCTATATCGTTTTTCTTATCGTTCCAACACGCCCACAAGAAGAAGTTGCCTTCTACAAAGCCTTTTTTATGAACAGAATTTGCTACAAAGTCAACGTGTTTTTGTATCTTATCCCTATTGCGACCACCGCCAGTAACAACAGGTATCCCAATATAGTCAACCAAAGCATTGATACCGCAAATAACAACGCTTGCAGAAAGCTTATAATCTTTTTCATAATTATTCCAAATGTTACGTATTTTTTCAGCGTCTATCCTGTGGTCAAGAATCAAGTCCACTTCGGCATTTGATACTACGCCCTTTAACTCCGAGCTTGCCTTCTTTTTGTTTCTAAATATAATATCTCTTAATCTCATATAAGCCCTCCTTCAGGGTTTATCTTAAACGATGTTGTTTTCATGCCAAAAATACCCTGCTTCGCCCTCTTGTGTTTGCTTAGTAAAAAACAATATAACGCAAGACAATCGCCTTTATCAGGGCTTCTCATTCCGTTACTTCTCATTTTATCTTTACTTTCTAACACTATTTTTCCGTTTGGTATTGAGTATTTTCTTGAACAAATACTTCGCTCTAGCCCATCAGCACCATCAAAAAAATCTTTATTACTTAACTCGTTTTTACTTCCTGCTACAAACTTATTAAACGGTATACATAGTTCTGTCAACTGTTCACTCATTTTCACCCAGAGTAAATCAGCCATCTTTTCAGCTGTTGCGTCTCCTGCCCATTGAGCTTTATTTTCAACTATCTTTAAGTTTTCTCTTCTTGCATATTGTTTCAAAACGTCTCTTGTAGAAGCACCAACTCCATTAACGTCAATTATAACCTCTATTGCCATACCTCTAGGAAAGCCGTATTCTTCGGAGTTTTCTCGTAAATGCCGTACACAATCTAGAATCGCCCTTACGTTATCATGCCCGTCTTTGCGACCTTTTATACTTCTCCAGTAGTAAATATGATTGCCTACCCCAGCACAAATTTCTGTATTATCAGCACCAAAGTCAGCAGGGTCAACACTAATTATCGGTATCATAAGTCGTTTTGTTTCTTGATTGTATGTAGAAGTAAGCTCTTGTAATGAAATGTAGCTATCACTTTCAGAAGAAGGAAACTCACCGAGAACACGTATTTTATACTCGTTAGAATGCCGTCCGAACTTCTCAAGCATATTGCGAACGTATTGTTTATCCCCTCGATAGTCTTTGTGTTCACAAGAGAGTGTCAGCGTCCTGTAGCGTTTTTTAGATTTATGAAAAGCGTCATAGAACTCCCCAAACAACTGTGTAGGGTTTCCTATCATTAAAAAAATAGAGTTTTTATCAGATACCGCACCTTCTAGCGTTGTTATAATATCCTTATCAGTGATACCGCTTGCTTCATCTACAATGATGAGTGTACCACCTTTTCCGTGAAGCCCTGCAACGTTTTCAGCACAACTAGCTGTCCTTAATTCCATTTGCCAGTTGCCTTGCGTGTCTTTAGAGCCGTCAAAGTTTTTAACACCGATTATTTCAGCACCGTAATCAAAGAAGTCAGGAAGTAAAGGTGATTGATTTATCCAAAACTTCATTTCACCCCACAAACTTTTCGCCTGCCGTTCCGTTGGAGCTAATATCCCTGCCCTCGAATTATGCCTTGTGAACACAAACCACAACGCTATCCATGAAGCTACGCACGTTTTTCCAGTACCATGTCCAGACTTAACCGCAACGTATTTTCTATCCCTACCAGACTTAGCAACGGCTTTCAAAACCTCTCTTTGTTGTTGTCCTATTCTTAAAAGCTTACTTACACCTTCACTATCAGGCTTCTCTTCATAACAAATAATATCTTCTATGAAGCCTATAGGGTCATCAAAGTAGAGTTTAGATAATCTTCTGTATTGTGCGAGGTTTATGCTCATTGCTCTGCCTTTTTAGCAAGTAGACTTTCTACAAACCCCTCATCTTCTTTACCTCTTTTTTCAAGAAGCAAGGCTATTAACGTATCTACTCGAGAGCTTGCATTTGACGTGTTTTTATCTTCTTTTATTTTAAGAAGGTCTATCATCGCTTTCATAAGTGTTCTGTCTAATTTCTCTGTAACAACTTCTCTAACGTCAATATCACCGTCAGCCGTTTGGTACTCTTCTAGTTCTTTCTCTTCCTTGATTAGATTGCTTGTGATGTGATTTGCAAGATAAGACATTCGGTCTACAATAACGGTTTTTTCCTCACCGTCTATCATCATCTTTATCTTTTTATCGTTTATCGCAAGATAATCTAGAAGCGTGTCGGAAGGAGTTTGTTTACTTTCCCTTAAACCAAGAGCAGGTACGAGTAATTCATCTTTTTCTTTAACTGCTAATTCCTTCATAGAATATATAGTATAGTATCTATATTCAAATTGTCAAGTGTACAAAAAAAGGCACCTCGCTAGAAGTGCCATCGATAAGACCTGCCAAAATTGTGCATTGTTAAGAGGCATGGCAGGTTTACTAATCGTTATTTAACCACTATCCCGCATCGCAAAACCACCGCCAAACAAATCAACGAATCGCCTACCTGTAGGCATAGCACCAATTAAATCCAACGCAAGCTTAGACTTGCTACCCATATATGGAATACCAAATTTTGCCACTACAACCTCTTATATTCATTTTCTAAATCAGCAACTAACCACGAGTGAAATCCACCTCGAATTGTATCAAAAAACTCAACCAGTGTCGTCTTTCCAAAATACGGAATACGCTTTTCTTTCAAAAATAAAGCCGTACCCTCATCGCACGCACCGAAAACCTTACTATGCCATCGTATCAAATCGCTATTAGCATACTTTTTGTCCATTTTCGGAAACCTCTTCATAAACAAAGCCTTGTTCTCTTCATAGTGAATTAAAGCGACCACCTTATCCTGCAACTGTTCAAAAGCTTCTCGAATACTATTTCCATGAGAAATAAATCCACCGAGTTTTGCAAGAAAAAGCGTTTTTCTCTCACCCAGTAAATCAACCTCAACAACCGCCCAGTCTTTGTGAACACTCTTGAAAATACACTGTATGCCGTCAACTCGATACACCTTCTTTCCGAAAATCTCTCTCATTACAGGTTCTCTGTTTGCAAAAACACCTTGTGTATCAACGGTACTTTCAAAATCAACGCTACCAATCACGCACCCAGAGCTACTAACGCCACCTCCGAAAGATTCCCCTCGACCAATAGCACAACCCCAGCCCATCTCAAATTCATCAAAAAGCGGAATCGTGCTACTAGCATTAAAACTCACAGTACGCAAAAACTCGTCTATCTTGTCAACCATACAGGAACGCTCTCTATGCTCTTTCTTGCCTCTGCCGTTGTTTCTAAAACTTGCACCACATTAAACAATTCCATTCTGTCAACAACACAAGAGAATTTACACATCATCGGCTGACTTGTACCGTACATTGCAAGTTCAGCTAACGTCGCACTGCCATCAATAAACCAAAGCCATCGTGTATCTTTCATAACAAAGTGAACACCATCACGGCTTTCTATTTCCCCATAATACACACCTGCTTTTTCATCTCTAACTATTACTTTCATCGTTTACGCTACCTTCTTCAACATAGTTTCTTTTTCTATTCAACATTTCGCAAAACTCCTTCTCATCTTCTTTTGTTATTTCCATTACCAGTCCCCATTAAAACACGGCAAACACTTATGCCCATTGTGAACCTTTGTGTAGCCCTTGCTTTCAAAACAAATTAAACTACCACAACCAACGCACTTTGTATGCTGTGAACAAAAGTAACACGTACCTTTTCCCCCGCACGTACACTTACTCGGCTTATCACTTCGCTTACAAGTAGAACACTCTGCAAAATAAGATAAATCCATAACTAAACCTCCTAAAACAATGTCAACTGCGACTTTATATCCTCTAATTCTCTGTATCCTATGTTTATCCGCTCTTCTATGATTTTACAGTATTCCTCTGATATTTCAGAACCAATCCAGTTTCGTTTATTTAGTATCGCCATTTTTGCAGTAGTACCAGAACCCATGAATGGGTCATAAACCAAATCACCTGCACTTGACCATGATATGATGTGGTCATTTGCAAGCTGTTCGGGGAAGGGCGCATTATGTTCTGTTTTATCTCCCTTCCCAACATCATAATAAAATATATTTGGGTGCTGTTTTTTTGCATTTACTTCTGTTTTTTCTTCACGCAACCTTTCAGCATAGGAAGTCTCTTTCGCCTTGCTTCCACCTCTATTGCGCTTTGTTCCTGCCGTAAGACAATCAATCATAATAGGGTTAAACTTAGACGGCTTTCCTTTGCTGAAAACAAACATATATTCCCATGATTGCTCATATCTATTATGTGTTAGTGGCATATAACTATTCTTTGCATATATCATTGTATCATGCAGATTAAAACCACACTCCTTAAAAAATAATGCTTGTCTAAACGATGTCCCTGTCTCACTACCTTTAATAGTAGCATCACCTACTACCCAAACCACCA